GATCATGACTTAACAGTCGATCCCGATCTAAATTATATACGTTTTGATATGTCTGGATCGGCTTCAGCTTATACTGTTATAGTTCCAAACGCTGATGATCAAATTCATACAAGGGATATAAACCATTTCTTTTTTTATGAATCCGATCCAAATTTGCCACGTTGTACATACGATTTTTTTGATCAGCACGGGACGCAATTAGCACACGTAACGCACCCGGAATACTCAATAATTTTGAATAATAACGGCGTTTGGGCGGAGGCTGTTTATATCGATTTAAGTACTGATAATTTCCCTCCGCCTTTAAAGGAAATTATGATCCCTTCATGGAATATGCAAACCACTAATATTCTAACAATTCCGCATACATTAATCAGTAAGGATAATATAAAAGAGATTTCAGCACGGGTTTATAACAATGCCGGAGACACGCTTTTCAAATACGATACAGACGGCTTGATTAGGTATACTGACACGGATATAATTTTACAACATGCAACAAACTCTATTTTTGATTCATCAGATTTTAATGGTACTGGTTTTAACCGTGGCAAAATTTACATACAAACTTAATTTTCAATTATATGGATTGGTTAAATGATGATATTTTAAAAGGAATTTATGAAGGGGAGATCAGTGTTTTAAATATGGATGATCTTTTATTCGAATTTACATTTGATCAGCTGATGAAAGTCACTGATACAGGCTTTAAAAAAGGTCAAATGATATTGAACAAACAAGCCATTTATGACGGTTTTAGAAAAAATATAAATGAATTTTCAGGAGCTAAAACGGTTTCTGAATATTGGACTTTGCAAACAAATGTATTTAATGAAGACGGCACAAAACGGGCTTTTACAGCGTTTGCGGACATTGCAAAGGAGATTAATTCACAATATAATCAAACTTGGTTATTAACAGAGCAAAACACGGCCTTTGCACAGGCACAAACAGCGGATCAATGGGTAAGAACTCAGGAAATGAAAGATACATTTCCAATGTTACAATATCAAACGATCGGAGATGAAAGAGTTAGGCCGGAACACCGGCTTTGGGACGGGGTGATCCGGCCTGTTAACGATGAATTTTGGAATACCAGAATACCTCCTAATGATTGGAATTGCAGATGCACTGTAATACGGTTAAGACGGGGTGAAACAACCAATTTAAAGCATCAACTCGATGAAAAGAATAAAGAGCTAGTTGAAGACGGTTACAAGCCATATAAAAACATGAAAAACACTTCAAAAGTTTTTAATACGAACCCGGCAAAAGTGAAATATATTTTCAAGGAGTCAGAAACTCAATATTTCAAAGATGCAAAAAACGCCGGGGTGAAAAGAAAAGATAATTATGGTTTTGGTTATCATTAAAAAAAGGGTTTTCGTATATGGGTTTTTTGTTCCGGAACTCCAGCTGCAGAGCGACCAGGTACACCAGGGCTAAAAAAATTAAAACATTGATAATTAAGTAGTTCATAAAAATATAAGTTTTAAAAAAGAATTAAGAATCATTCTAAACAAGAAATTTAGACCGTTAGAAAAATGGCTAAAAAAAATTTCATCAGGCCGCCGTTTAATATTTTAGAGGAGGCCAAAACAGACAAAGAATTTTATGTAAATATTGATGGCGTTTTGCCTAAAGCGGTCGGTATGTTTAATAAATTTTTACCGATCAATGTGCCATTAATTGACATTAACGATCTCCCGGTCGGAATTTCGCCGCTTGGGACTTTAGTATTTGACAATATCAGATTTTTACCGGGACGCTATACTACACCTGAAAATACAGCTGGCAAACCTTACAAGGGCTTAATAATTGATACGGTTGTATTTGAAGCCAGACAGGCGAAAAATATTATAAAAACTTATGTGCAAGGCCGGGACAAATCAGTAAAAGAATACATTAACGCCGGAGATATTGATATAACAATCAGCGGCTTTATTGTTAATGATGTTTTTAAAAATTTTTATCCATACCGGGACGTTCAAACCTTCATTGAAATAATGAAAGTTCCTAAAAGTTTGACCGTTCAAAGCAAGTTTTTAGGCATGTTAGATGTTAAATATATCACTATTACAAACTGGAGATTTGCACAAACTCCCGGTCAAAGAAATATGCAGGCTTTTACGATCAATTGCGTTGATGATATTTCAAGCGAACGTAACGACATAAATACAAAAGTGGTTTCAAAATGAAGTCAGGATTTTATAAAAAAGGAAAATTACCAACTGTAACGCAAAAAGATACTTTGATGTTTGCACGTGAAACCATTGAAGAAATTGCAGAAACTTCAAAAAATCATTTTGTTGAAGGATTTAGAAAAGGAGGCTATCAAACCGATGAAAGCCGAACCGGTTGGAAACCACGTAAAAGCGCTGATACCGGGAGGGCGATCTTAGTAAAAACGGGAGCTTTGCGGCGTGATCTTGACGTCCTGAGTATTTCAAAAGATACGGTTGTAATTGGTACAAAAAGAATACCTTATGCCGGTGTACACAATGAAGGAGGCCGGGTTTCGGAGCGGAGGCCGGTTCGCAGAAAAGCGCTTAAAATGAATATTGGCGGCAAAATCATTTTCAGGAAGTCCGCCGCCGCTTTTGATATGCCAAAAAGGGAGTTTTTAGGTCATTCAAGCGATTTAAACGCTAAAAACATAGTTATTATTAAGAAATTCATGAAACGGGTTTTAAAGAAAGGAAAATGAGTATAAAATTAGCATTGTATCAACTTGTAAAATCTACACTCGAAAATATCAATTTTTCTTCAACTGAAAAATTATTTAAATATGTAGGTCATTATAACAGTCAAGAAACTGAAAATGTTAATAATTTTGCCTATGACACTCCGGCGGCTTTTATTGGATTAAATAAAATTGAATGGATTCACACCAAACACGAAACTCCGGAACATAATTTGAACCGTGAACAGGATGGAATTTGTCAACTTTCAATACATTTCTTTTTATATGATTTACGTACTGATACAGCAAGTTATGAAGATAATTTAATATTAATTGATCTATGTTATCAGGCTTTAATAGGTTTACGATCCACCGATAACATCAACGGTAAAATATCCAGTTTAAGGAGGATCAGGGAGTTTGATGATCTGAATAACAATAATTTAAGACAATGGATTTCTTTTTATGAAACACGCTTGCAAGAACCAAGCATTGAGGCCGGTAAAATTGATGCGCAGCCGGTCGAATTTATTATAAATGTTGAACCTGTTAAAACGATTTATACACTTGCAATAAATAATACTCAAATTTTAGGCTATAATAATTTTCACGCTAAAATCAAAACAAATGGCTGATGAAACAAAAAGAATTTACGATTTAGGAGATGAAACCGAAAATGATGTTTATTTCATGACCGATAAGGCCGGGAGATCGGATGCATTGAAAACCGATTTGCAAATAATGGCAAAAAAAACTGATATTTTGCCGATCTTATTAGCGGCTGAATATTTAGACTTTAATTATATTGGCTATAACGGTTTAAATGGAATTTATTATTTATCTGGTTTAGGTTCTGAAATTTCAAACGCTTTTTTTGCGCTGGTTTCCGGTGCAACTTATCTAATGAGAATCAAAGTTGATAATGTAACGAATACACTACATTATACAAATATGGTTGTTTCATCTACTGATGATCCACTTGTAATAAATAAGCAAGCCTCCCGGCTTGGAGCTGGATGGCTTGATGCCTTAAATAATGGATTTACTGTATATACTCAAAGCACGTTTCCTTATGTGTCTGGTATTCAGCAAGTTCAGGGATTGGACGATCAGGACGTTGTTAATGATACCGGAGATTGGCTTTCAACTGGAGTTACAGTACATTTAGAAGAGCTTTCTTCAACTTCTGTATTAAGATTTGATTCATCATTTTTGACCAGTGGTTCGACCGGAGGAGCGCAAGTACAATTTAGAATTTTAGAAAACGGGGCGGAGCTTGCAATCGGTGGAGTTATTGCAATTGGAAATGATACGATTTCAAATAGTTTTTCTTTTCTTGTTACAATACATTCAGCGGTTTCGCCAACTGATTATATAGTGGAAT